CGATGACCGCCCAGACGTTGAAGCTGGCCCGGTTGACCGGTGAGGGCAGCCCGGCGTGGAAGGCCGAAAACGCGACGATCACCGCCGCCGACATGACGTTCGACTCCGTGACCTTCACCGCCCGCACACTGGTCCGGCTCGTCACGCTGAGCGTGGAGCTGTTCGAAGATGCCGACCCATCATCGGAGGATGTGATCGCTCGCAGTTTCGCCTCCCAGCTGGCGCTCGAACTGGACCGGGTCGCGTTGCGCGGATCAGGCACCACGCCGGAGCCCCGGGGGGTATTGAACACGTCGGGCATCACCACCACGACGCACGGCGCGAACGGTGCAAACATCACCAACTACGACTGGTTCGTCGACGCCGCCGGCGCGGTGCTGGCCAACAACTTCGATCCGAACGCGCACATCGTGGCGCCGCGGACAGTGACCTCGCTGGCAAAGCTGAAAGAGGCGACCACCAACGCCTACATGGCGCCGCCCATCTCGCTACTGCCCCGGCTCCCAACCAAGCAGATCCCGATCAACCTCACGGTCGGCACGAGCACCGACGCCAGCGAGATCTACACCGGCCAATGGGATCAACTGATGATCGGCATCCGTACCTCGTTCTCGCTGCAGTTCCTCCGGGAGCGGTTCCTGGCTGACAACCTGCAATACGCCTTCCTGGCCTACCTGCGGGCCGATGTGCAGCTTGCCCAGCCGGCCGCGTTCACCGTCGACACAGGAGTCCGCGCATGACCGACAAGCCGCCGGCCGAGAAGGCCGCCACCTGGGAACGCCCGATCGGGTCCGATCCACGCGACGACCTCACACCGCCGCCGGCAGACGCCGACGTCGTCGGCGAGGACACCTTCATCGCCCGACCTGATCTTGGTGTAGACACGTTCACCCTGGTCGCCAAGGGTGACCAGGTGCCCGCAGGGCTGGAGCGCAACAAGCGCAGCCCGGCCCCCCGTAAGGGCTGACCCGTGTGGCCGTTCCGCAAACGGGAGGACCGCTCCCTCACCCTCGACCAGCTGCTCGCCGAGGACCAGCCGAACACTGCTAGCGGCGCGACGGTCACCACCGATACCGCGCAAAGGCTTTCGGCGGTCTGGGCCTGTATCCGGCTGCTCACCGACGTGGTCTCAACCATGCCCTGCCACGCCTACACCGCCGGGTCGCCTGACCCGGTCGACCCGGCGCCGATCATGCTCCGCTCACCTGCGGCCGGTGTCCCGTTCCACGACTGGATCGCCCAGGTCCTCCGCTCGCTGCTGCTCACCGGCAACGCGTGGGGCATCATCACCGCCCGCATCGGGCCAGGGCTGCGACCCTCCCAGATCGAGCTGATCGCCCCGCACCGTGTCACCGTCAACGTGGCCGGCGACGGCACTGTGACCTACCGGCTCGACGGCCGCGAGGTCGACCGAGACGACCTGTGGCACCTCCGCGCCTACCCGACCCCCGGGGCGCTGCTCGGCCTGTCCCCGATCGCCTACGCCGCCGAAACCATCGGCGTCGGCCTGGCCGCCCAGGCCTACGGCGCGCAGTACTTCCGCGACTCCAGCACCCCCACCGGCTACCTCACCGGCGACCAGCTACTCACCACATCGCAGGCCGAGGAGGTGCTCGCCCGCTGGGAGGTCCGGCACAAACACCGCCGCGCCACCGCCGTACTCGGCAAGGGCCTGGAGTTCAAACAGATCATGGTGCCGCCCGAGGAATCCCAATTCTCGACACCGCCCGGCTCACCGTCCAGCAGGTCTGCCGCATCTACGGCGTCCCACCCGAAATGATCGCCGCCGACTCCGGCAACTCCCTCACCTACGCCAACGTCGAACAGCGCGACCTATCCCTGCTCAAGTACGCCATCGGCCCCTGGCTGGTCCGCCTAGAGTCCGCGCTCACCGACCTGGTCCCACGCGGCCACTACGTCAAATTCAACGCCGGCGGTCTGCTCCGTACCGACCTCAAAACCCGGTACGAAAGTTACAAGCTCGCCCTAGAAGGTGGATGGCTGACCATCGCGGAAATACGGGAGCTGGAGGACCGCGGACCCTTGCCCGTCGCCCAGGCACGCCCCCAGCTCGGAGCCGTCGCATGATCATCACCCGCGCCTACGACGCCGAGCTGGAGGTCCGCGAGGACCAGCGCCAGATCGTCGGTATCGCCGTCCCCTACGGTGTCCAGATCCGAGTCGGCCGCTACCTGGAGACCTTCCGCCCCGGCGCGTTCGCCGACCACGCCCCCGCACCGCTCACCGCCACCCATCCACGGAGCCAATCCGAACTACCTATCGGGGTCAGCGTCGAACTCCGCGACGAGGCGGACGGCCTGCACGGAGTGTGGAAGATCAGCAAAACCTCCCTCGGTGACGAGCTGCTGGAACTCATCAGAGATGGCGCGGTCAGCGGCCTGTCGATCGGCTTTATCCCGGTCACCGATCGCTGGTCAGCAGACCGCAGCCAGGTTGAGCGCGTGCGCGCCGCGCTCGACCACGTCGCAATCGTCAGGGTCCCGGCCTACCCCTCACGAGCTGCGCCGCTTCCCGCTCGGTGACTGGGTTGCGTTCGCGTGCTCGATGGTGGCGGTCGGCAACCAGGGCATCCGCAGTACGTCCGCGGAGTGGCAGTCCGAGGGATACCGCGCGGACATGGAGCGAGTCGCCAGACGAAGCCGCCGTCGCAACACCGTGACAGACGAGCTGCTGCGCGATGTCGCCCGGGTTTACCGGGCGAACGCCAACTCGACCCCGGTTGAGGTGGTCAGAGAGACGTTCGGGGTCGCTTACGGCACCGCAGCGAGATACATCAGACTGGCGCGCGATCGCGGCTTCCTCCCCAAGACATCGCCCGGAAAGGTTACGGCCGATGGCTAACATCGCCAAACGCCCCGATGGCCGATGGCGGGCCCGCTACCGAGACCCTTCAGGCAAGGAACACGCCGGTCACTTCCCCCGGAAGGTCGACGCTCAAAAGTGGCTGGACAGAGAGACCGCGAAGCTGCAAACCGGCACATGGGTTGAACCCAAGTCGTCCAAGATCACCGTCGCCGAATGGTGCCAAACCTGGCTAGCCGGCTACGGCACGCGGAAGCACTCCACCGTAAGAGGTTCACCTCGCCAAGATCATGGAAGCGTTCGGGTCGCGTCGGCTCGACTCCCTGCGACCCTCGGACATCAAGTCATGACGGTGCAACTTCAGGTTGAGCACGCCGACAGCTACGTCTACGCCTTGCATGCTCGGCTCGCGCAGATCCTCTCCGATGCCGTCCATGACGGTGTTCTTGCTCGCTCGCCGGCATCCCGACGCACCTCTCCCCGTACCGGCTCACAGCGACCCTACGTGGCCTCAACGGAACAGATCTGGGGACTACATGACGCGATGGGGGAGCGGTACCGGGCGGGGCTTTTGCTGGCCGCTTTCGCCGGTCTGCGGCTCGCCGAGGTCTGCGGGCTGAAGGTCGCCGACATCGATTTCATGCGCGGCGTGGTCTCCCCGGTTCGGCAGCATCCGGACGATGCACTCAAGACAGAGTGCTCCCGGACGCCGATCCCGATTCCGGACAGCCTGGCACTTACTCTGTCGGTCCATGTCGCGGTCTACTCGAATTACTGGCTGCTCGCGGACGAGTGGGGTCACCAGCTCGGACCGTGGCAGTTACAGCGTGCCTTCCGGGCAGCACGGGCGAAGGTGCCCGGCCTGCCGGTGGGGTTCCGCTTCCACGACCTCCGGCACTACTACGCCTCGCTGCTGATCGCCTCCGGCCTGGACGTGAAGGTAGTCCAAACCCGACTCCGGCATGCCTCAGCCAAGACCACGTTGGACACCTACGGCCATCTCTGGCCCGACTCCGATGACAGTACTCGCGCCGCCATCGATGCGGTGATGACGGCACGGAGCGGAAATTCTGCGGACTTTTTGCGGACTGAGGCGGGAGCTGGAAAGCATTTTCCCTAGTCAGCGCGGGTTTCGAGGCTATACGTCGTAGTAGAGCTCGAACTCCCCGGGCGTCGTTGGTGGTCGTTGTAAGGGACTGAAATTGCCGGTTATGAGCGTAAAACGGTGTTGGTGGACGTTGGTCGTGAACGACCTCTAACGAATC